CGATTGCAGCTATCTTTGTATTGTCTAATCCAAGAGTCGTGACAGCATTACTGGCAGCAGCGTCGTCGACAAGTGACCTACCAAAACTAGTAAAATCAGCCAGAGCAGCAGTTCCAGACCCAGTAAAATAAGGGAGCTTATCGGCAGCAGAAGTAAGCCCAGCAAGAGCTGAGAGCTCTGCATCAGCAGCCTGAAATCCAGCAGAAGACGTGCCATCCAACGTATCAGCATCTAACCCTGATCCTGCGCCATCAACAGTCTTGATTATCTCTAGTACTTCAGAAGCGGTAAGGTTCTCGTAAGCACCAGCAGTGTCATCCCATCCGAACACTGCGTTAGCCCCTGCGTCAGCTAGGGTGACAGTGCGACCCTGGATGGAGACAAGGTTAGGCAGCGTGTCGAGGAGAGCTTCTAGTGCAGTTTCGTCTGCTAGTTCGAGCAATCCTCGACCATAAGCAGTAGTCGTAAGTGCAGCTATCGCAGTCAGATCTGAGTCTAACGGCTGGTAGGCTGCATTGCCTTCAGCAGGTGTAAGAAAGAATGAGTCAACCTCAGCAGCAAGAGCAGCAGCACTTGCGAGGGTCAGGAGACTCCTACCGTAAGCAGCTGTAGACAGCGCAGCGATAGAAGTAAGATCAGCGTCTAGTGGTTGATAAGCAGCGTTACCCTCAGCAGGGGTTAGAAAGAAAGAATCTACTTCAGCTGCTAGAGCAGTTGCATCAGCAAGGGTGAGTAAGCTACGTCCATACGTAGTTGTAGTGAGAGCAGCGATTGCAGTGAGGTCGGAGTCTGCTGGCTGGTAGTTGCTGTCGGGGTAGTCAACCCAGTTGGTGCCGTTATACCTGAGGATGTCCCCAGTTGCCGCAGCGGTGATAACCACATCTGCGAGATCATCGAGATTCGCAGTGGAACCTGTAACAAAGAAAGTATCCCAAGAGGAGCCATTGTAAACCTTCATGATCCCAGAGGTAGTGTTGAAATAAATATCCCCAGTTGACAATGCACCTCCGTCATTATCAGTACTGGGGTCAGACGCCTTAGCGCCGAGATAGATATCAGTGAATTCGTCTAGTGCAGCTTCGGCTGCGTTAGCGTACCCTTGGGCTTCAGAAGCGATGTCAGCGACAGTCTCTTCTAACTCGTCCATCTGGTCTTCGAACTCGATGAGACGGACAGGTTCAGTGTTACTACCCGCAGCAGGAAGGTTGATTATCCTCTGCGAGTTCATATCAAGGTCTGCCTCCATAGCATTCGGAGACGTACCATCTAGCGAGAGAGTGTTCTCTAACGCTGCAACTATAAGATCCCAGTTGTTGTTCAGAGTTGTAAGAGCTGAACCACCCTGGAGAGAAGCGAGATCGTTTAGAGTCAGCTTAGCCATTACGCCTTGAACTCCAGAACGACAATACCTGTGCCAGCTACACCGTTATATCTAGCGACAGACTCACCGTTTATATAGGTAGTACTAGAATCGTCAGGACCGATACGAGTCTGGAAGGTTATCTCACTCGTCGTACCAGCCACCATCGTATGACAGAGTTTCTGGTTTATCGTCCATGCATCATGGTGTGTCAACGCAGTAGCTGCTAGAGCATTCGTAGTACCTACCTTAAACAAGGCGAAGGTACTCGTGTTACTGTCTGCTGCATGTGTTGCTAACACTGTAGCGATGATGATGAGGATGTGACTCGTAGCTAACGGGGTGTGAGCATGAGTCATCACAGCGACGCCATCGGTAATCTTAGGGATACCAGTACCGAAAGCGAACGAGTCAGTACCAGACGAGTGCGTACTGGTTTTAGTAGCAGATGCTTGGACTAGCCAGCCAGTAGGGCATGCACGGTAGTCTATGTCACCGTAGCTAGCAGCCCCCTGGCCATCAGCTGACTTGACATCACCTGCGGCAGCCTCGTCAATACCTTTACACTCGTGGAGCTCACCAGTGGTCAGGGCCGAATGAAGGTCCTGGGCCATTAGCTTGCCTTATATTCTATGACAGTAATATTCGTATTAGCGACGCCACCATACCTCTGAGCACCTGCTTCACCGTTAAAGTTGAACGATGAGCCAGAACTTCCACCACCACGGATCTTGAAGGTGATGGCAGAAGTAGTTCCTGCTGACATCACATGAATCAACGTGAGTCCGACAGCCCAGTCTTCATGCTGAAGCATACCTGTAGCAGCTAAAGCATTGGCAACAGAGTCTTGGAACAACGCTAGTGTCAACGTAGGCGAAGCATTGACACAAAGTGCCATCGTACTAGCGATGATAATAAGTTTGTTAGTAGTACTTCTCGGGGTATGTGAGTGAGTCAGGATCTCAGTACCCTCAGTATTCTGAGGGATAGTATTGTCGAAGGGTATAGTATCCGATCCAGTGACTAGAGTTCCGAGACTAGTGCTACTAGCGTTTACAGGAAAGCCAGTGGGTACACTGGTATTCGCAAGGGTAGTCCAGGAAGCACTACCTGCACCATCTGCTACTTGGATAGCGCCAGCAGCAGCAGCAGCGACACCTTTACATTCGTGAAGAGAAGCACCTGTAAGTCCAGCGTGAGCGACCATGTCCTACCTAGAATTGAAGCCCCTGTTACCCCAGGGGCAAGGGTTAATAGCCTGGATCAGTCTCCATTAGGAGGCTAGACCAAACAACTGGATGAGGAACTTACCGGCAGTAAACGTACCACCAGCAGCCTCACCATTCACAATGTAGAGATAGTCGTCAGCAGGTGGGACAGTCGTCATACCCTTGCTCGTACCACTAGCCCAAGCACCACCAGAGGTGATGAGGACAGTTTCGGTAAGAGTTGTGATATCGACATCCTGTGTACCCGTAGCGACAGTAGCTGAATAGAAGTCAAGATCGTCAGCACCACCGGCAGGAAGTTCTAGACAGGTAACTAACCCGCCTATAATCGTACCGTTGACAGCTGTAGTAACCTGACCCCAGTTACAGTCCGCAGCAGCAGACTCGCCTATGATGTCAAGATCAGTCGCAGAACCTACGAGACCAGTGAGATCAAGGACAATCCTGGTGACGATAAGCGAACCAAACTGTTCGACACCAGCTGCATAACTTTCAGCATCAGAGACACCAGCACCACGAGCCATCAGGTTCGTAGCAAGGCTGGCATCTAGTTTGTTCAGTTCCGCAGCAGTAGCTGTGACACCATCGAGGATCGATAGTTCACCAGCACTGGCTGTAACATCAACACCAGCAACCTTAAGAGCGGTAGCATCGACAGTACCAGACGCGTCAAGGTCTGCGCATTTAATAGCGAGACCAGACATGTTGATCTGTTGGTGCCTACCTAAAGAAGTAGCCATGTTTTTTCCTTACCCAATCTTTCAGGGAACTAGGGAGAGGGGGCCGAAGCCCCCACTCGTTAGATGAACCTGTAGTACAGGCGGCAGCGTGCAGTACCCGCAGTATACGGATGCGAGGCGTGTTGTGAGTTCTTCACAGAAATCAAGCCTTGTTCCGTCAATGCGATACCGTACTGATCACCAGCTCCGGTGGAGCCGATTTCGATGTACGTACGCTCACCCAAACCGTCGAGGCGGCTACCAACGAACGAAGTCGTAGTAAACGCATCAGCGTTAAGAGCAGTCGACCGGTCAGACGACTTAATCAGACCGATGTCAAGCGTAGACGTGCCAATCGTACCAGACGATGTAAACGCCACTTCGGTATAGACTTCGAGGGCCAACGGCACAGCACCTTGCGGTACTTCGACACCAAGAGTGCCTACACCATCAGCAGTGTTCGTCACCGAACCGAGAATCGAAGCAGTCGTAGACTGCACGTCGGTGTACTTGATGAGGAACTCAATTACGTGAGCACCGTTATCAAATGCAGCCTTCTCGTTACCACGAGCCATTCCACCTTCGTCACGTCCAAATCGAACGGAGAGGCCATCAGAGTTTACCCAGATAGTCATAGAAGTCTCCTTACGACACGACGTTGGTGTCAGTCAACACGACGCAGAGGTTCTCCGGACGATACAGCTTGATGCCATACCGCATAGTCGTGACATATTCCTCACGCTGGAGATCCTTGTTGTACTCTGAGTCGACCTTCGGGGCCTGACGGATAGCGCCAACAAAGGGAAGCACATCCGGGGCAGCGGAGAAGAACAGGTTGGCGACACCGACAGTCGTAGAACGACCATCAATCGTCTCGGCAATACCTGACTTCAAGTTCTGGCAGACGTATACGTCGAAGCCGTAGATATTCATACGGAAACGAAGACCAGTCGAGATACCGTCACGGACGATACCTTCCCATGCCTTGTTGTTCGACACGTTAACCAGGTTAGTCAACGTCGACAGCGTATACTCCACAGAGGGATCTACGATGGCAACGAGGTTGGTTAGAGGAACGTTCGCCTTAGCCAGGGCATACCGGGCGAGGGCAAAGTCCTGAGGCGCAATGGCCTCGTTAGTGCCTGAACCCACCCAACGGTGATTACCACCATTAATAGCATTCAGGTCGGAAGCTGTCTGGCCATCTGGTCCGATAGCGAGGGCATCGATCTCGAACGCCTTCATAAGCGCACGATGTTGCTTCGGCACGAAGGACGACACAATCTCGTTCAGATAGAACGTATCCTGTTTCATCTGGTTCGTGATATACATTCCGGAAGCTTTGTAGTCAGTGATGGTAAACGTGAAGTTACCAGTGTCCATGCTGTTATAGCCGACTGCTTGTCCTTCGACGTAATCATACACTTCAGCCTGACCGATACTCGGGATGTTAAAGGTCGTCCCATCAGGGAAGCCTTCAAGCATCTTGACGTATCGTTGAGCCATCAACTCATCTTCCAGAACTTCCTTAAGCATCGGTGACCAGATGTTACTCCGGATCAGATGTTCGTTGTTTGCAACGGAAAACATGTTTTAATGTTCCTTAGGTTATTCTAGGGGGAGGATGGCGACTACTAACTAATTAGCAGCGTACCTTTCCGGATCACGCATGGCCATGTTGTGCATTTCCAATTGTGTCTTAGGTTGCCAAAAGGTTTTAGGATCTGACTTCAGAAGGTGCTGGTAGTGTTTCTGACCCTTGAAGCCATCAACACTCTGGGCGTTTTTCATGGTAACTTTGCTGGTATCTATGCTACCCTTTGGCATAGATGAGGTAGGAACCTCCTGTTTGACCGCGTCTGCACCAACTAGCTTAAGCAACGCCTGAGGCGTCTGCTTTGCCATTTGGTCCATCAATTCTTCAGTCAGACCTAACTCCTGACGGATCTCACCGAGTCTAGAGACAAAGTTGTCGCCAAAGGACTCTTTGAGTTTGTTCCTCACTAACGTGAGGTTCTCCTTCTGGGTGTTAGCAGAAGCCTTCGCTTCTACTAGGTCGTTTACTAGTTTAGTCAGCTCTGCCTGTGTTATCACAGACGTCGCCTGTTTATCGTCCTGAGTTGCGCCTTCGACTTTATCGACCGGTGCGGGTTGCTCTTGAGGTTTACTCTGGAGCTTGGTCACTAGCTCTTCCATACTCAATCGCTTCTGTAGTTCAGTCCGGAGGCCTCGGTTTTCCTTCTCAATCCTGTCTATGTGGTTGTCTGCCTCAAGACGGGCACGAGCTAGAGAAGGGACGTCGGCATATTTCTTACCTTCACCTACTAGATCAGCTGTGTAATCTTTACCATCTTCGATGGTGTGAAGGGGTTTTACTTCTGTTGGGTCGGCAAACACTGTATCGTCGGTCACGATGTTATCCTGTTATAGGGTCTATTAAACTGTTAATGAACGCTAGACTAGCCTTTTTACCATTCCTGAAAGCTTGTTTCTCTGACCAGTTAGCATCGGTGAAATCTTTCTCTGAGTATTCGGAGGATTCTAATACCCTCTTTTGCTCATCGAGGATGTCCTGAAGAACATTCAGAACGAGGGAAGAGCCTAGAAGCATCTGTCTGAACTTCATCTTCTCTTCGTCAGTCTTGCAATGTTGATACCAGTAAGTCGGAATAGGTCTATCCGATGTCATCTAATGCGATCCCTGATGGTGTCGTAGCTTCCATAGCTAGACGTTCGGTATGACTGTTAGCTAGAGACTGAGAGTCAGCTTGTTCAGATAGTCTGATGAACGGCTGAACCATCCTGTAGTCCTCTAGCTGGAGGAGTTCTTCGATCATTGTCGCTAGGCGTATCGAACTGATATGCTGAAGCACAGCTGGGTCTTGTCCCAGCGGAGATGTGAAGAACTGTGTCAGATTCTGGACTACCTCGGCCTTCTCTGCGAAGTGTCGTGCAGCGACAGGACGAATTCTTCCATTACCTGTAATCGAGTTAGCATCGAGATCGAGGAAGGTAGTGAACTTCCTTTCGTCATCGAACATTGGAATGCTTGTAGCTGTCACCTTCCGTTTAGCAAGTTCCAGCATCGCATTCAACAGTGGCTCAAGAATGTACTCTTCAAATTGCGAAACCTTTGACTTGAATATTCTTGAGTATGCATTCTCCAGGCGTTGTACCTCGTACATCGTTTTTTCACCTGGATTTCGGAAGCCCATCGCCTCTTTAGGAGCCCCTGCCATCTCTTCCATCTTTTGAGACAGCTGATCGATCTCGATATTCGTCTGAAGGACACGGACATCCGGTGGCATCGGTTCGACATCACCATCATCTCCGATATAGATCTTCTCCATAGGTTGCCAGAGGAAATCTCCGACATAACCCTTGATCTTTATAGGCGGGAAGACTAGTAGGTCGAAAGCATCCGCCTTAAGATTTTCGAGATGATCGATACGATACTGCATACCAACCAAGTTATCCAGAGGTCCCATAGCCCAGAGGTTATCTTGGCGTGGACGCCAGCCAGCGTGGAACAGCGGCGCTTGTCCGAAGAACGACGGATGTGGTCGGAGAGAGATAAGTTTATGACGATCAGCGACGACAGCAATATGGTTTTCATATAGCACGTCAGCTTCTTTGTCATAGATATCTCCATAACAAAACATCAGCTCGACACAGTCAGAGTCGATGTAATGACGAAAACTTGTGAAACCGTCTACCCTGAGGTAGGTATCTTTCTCATGGAGATCCCAGGCACCAGCACCTGAGGAGTTCATGATCTGAGCACGGTAGCTCTTGAGATACTCGAACACCTGCTTACTGTCTACCATGTTATCGCCGACACTAGCGAGCTGGGAGACGAACTTCTTTAACTCACCTAGCGTGAAGATCGCACGGATGATCTTCGGACTGTCACGGAAGCTCCGGGCAATTGGATTGAACGTGATGTCGAGAGGACTGACACGGACAGGAACAGGGCCAATAAACCCCTTCTGATCCTTCCCAGACTCTGACTGGACACTGTTGTCCATCCAGTCGACACCTGCGAAGGCATTCCCTGTGTCGATGTAATCTAGTACTAGCTTCGTGATCTCGGTCTTGAACTCCGGCTGATCAACGATGAAGTACATGTAATTCTCGATAGCCTTTTTCTTCTCAGGGTCGTTGCTATCGTCATCAGACCCTTCCCAGGTTAGCCAGCGCCTTTTCGGGAAGAGGGTAGCAAAATAGTTAGCATAAAGATTGTCCCTGAGTTGACACAGTTTTGGGACAGTTGTTTTATTTTTCCAGGGAAGCTTTGCATTAGTAGTTGTCGTAGTGTCTTTAGCATAAATATACCTTCTAAGTTCATCCCAATCTTGTTTCACTGAGGAACGTGCGGTATCCCAGGAGATCCAGTTCAGAGCGATGGATTTCGCTATATGATCCGGTATAAGGATATCGTCGAGGTCGAGGACTGATCCGGTCATATGTCGTACTTCTTCACTTTCTTAGAGTACCTCATGTACCGAGTGTCATCCCCGTGAGGCTTCTTGTCGTCTTTCTTCTCACGATTGACATACTGCTTGTGGTCGTCGAAGTCTCTTTTGTTAGTCTTATTGACAGCTTCTTTAGGTGTACCCTGGACAACTCTGTCATCCCGTAAGACAGTAAAGGTACGACCGTCTATCTCTTTAACTTTCTTCTCGAAACGCTTATACGGTTTCGGTTGTTGTTTCTGACCTACATTAGGCACTAGCCTATTCCTCCAAATCTGTTGTGGATATACGGTGTCAGTGTGTTCATACGATTCGGATCGAGAGGAGCATTCATACCACCAGGGCCGAAACCGAGAGGAGGAATGGCGACATCGATACAGGACGCTAGACAGTCTTTGATATCATCGTGCGATGGATATCGGAGGACTAGCTCTTCTTCAAGAAGCTGGCAATTTCCCCCACGGTAATGCCACACTTGTCTGTTCTGATATTTCGGCTGGAGGACACCTTCGGTGCGCTCTTCCTTAGTACCTTCAGCCTTAGTCGGCTTAAATTCATCAATCGACAGAGCGAGGCCAAACTTGCGTACGTAGTCTTCCTTTAACGCTTTGACTACCACCTCTTGGGCTGCTGTCGCTTCAGCTCTCAGTTTCTTAAATCCCCAGCGTTTATACAGTGCGAGGAGGTGTGCGAAGTACTCTGAGATCTGGTCGGTCTTAAACCTGTCGACGTCGAGGACGAAGTAGTTTCGATCTCCATCCACGCCTACGACAACAATCGCAGTGTAGTCCGCCCGTTTCTTCGTCGAATAAGCAAAATCGATGGCAGCGAATACATTCAGCCTTCGATCTTTCAGATACCAATACCCCTGATTCTGCTTCAGGAAGTTCCTGTCGTAGTACTGGAACCATTCTGGTTTAATCGTGCTGTCTTCTGAGTTGTTAGGGTTGTTGTAGTACTGAGCGAAGAACTGGGTTTTATCCAGATATTGCGCTTTCTTCTTCGCAAGAATCTCTTTGTTAAATCCGAACCACTTGCCATCGTAGCGTTGCTGACGGGGCCAGAGGTATTCACCTGAACCATCCCCTTGTGTCTCGACCTGTCGCTCGAAGACCTCGTAGAGTGGCTCATCTGAGAGAATCTCTCCACCTTCTCCTACGATCTCTACCTTCATGTTCAACATGTCGTAGTAGAGGTCCTCAGGGAAGTACCTAGTTCCTACGCACCACTCTCTTGCATCAGTTCCTTCGATACTAGAAAGTAGTGAGTATTGTGTCTTAACCTTTGTCCGTCCCTCGTCGGTATATGCATTCTCCTGAACGACCACATCGTCGAGAACAGCCACGTCGCAGTGGAGGCCAGTAAGGCTTGTCGTAAGACCTCCGGTAAAGACAGTCGGGTCACGTATTGCTTCCTTCTTCCGGAGTGGGTGGTCGACTGCGATTTCGGTCTCAGACCACTTCTCCCGTTTAAACTCATCCCGTTCAACCATCTCAGGCCAGTAGCGCCTGTAGTTGTCCGAGGTTAAGATATCCTTGATGAACTTTAACTGTTTCGTCGCCAGGTTTGCTGTAGACGAAATGTACAGCACCCTGATACAAGGATTCTTCGTAATCTCCCAGGCGACACGATAAGCGACCAAAGCAGACTTCATGTGATCGCGGGGGAGTAGTACTAACTGGTGGGACTTAGCTTCTTGTCGGTTCCACCACCGGATAAGGTCCTTATGGACATGTCCGAGGAGCCTCTGGGGATGGACAAGCTTTATGAACGCCTCTAGGTCAGCGAGGGCCTGTTCCCGTATTTCGTCAATTCGGGCCATAGTCTAGACTGGTCTAATCGACGTGGGCTATGATCAGTCCAGCGGTAAAGGTTTCAGCGGAAGCAGGGGTGTAAGCCGCGTCTGCTTCGAGTAGGCCGTACAATTGCCTCCCAGTGCCCATAAAATGGCTCAGGACGGCTGCACCAGTCACATAGGTACGGATGTACGCATCATCTGTGAAAGCCAGCTGTACGCTCAAATCTAGGCTTCCTAGGTACCCTGCAATGTCGGTCGACCATGCACCGTTGTCACCGTTGGCAGGAGTCGGAGACGAGGAGTAGACATGGATTCGGAACTCAGCGTTGGCTACGTCAGTCTGGTCAGACTTCTGGAGGGTGCCACCGATGATCTGGATGTTCCTGCCGATACCCGTAGGTATCTGGAAGACCAGAGGCACGACAGAACCAGCTGTGGTACTGTTGGCTACAAGGTCACCATCGGCATAAGCTGTGGTGTCAGAGGGACGGGTGAAGGTAGGGGCAAGTACATGACTAATTTGCATCTGTGACAATCCTTAAATAATCTTCGTCTAGTGTCTTGAGTTCGGCAGCTTGGCGTTTAGCTTCAGCCTGGACTGCCTCTTTGCTTGGTCGGCCCTTGCTTTCCTTGTCGAGCCATCCCTTTTCTAGGAGATATTTGTTAGCCTGAAAAGAGTTCTTGCTGGTGGTAGCCTTGCCTTCCGCGATAAGGCGGGCTAGAGCAGCGGATCGGATCTTAAGTTCTAGTTCAGTACGCCACTTTGACACGAGAGGTGCCATCCATCTGGTCTGGGAGACCTTCATCCAGTGATCGTAGTTGTAGAAATGTTTGGTAGCGAAGGTGTACTCTGTCGGATCAGAGGCTTCAAGGTACAGCCTGTAGAGGGAGGGGTACCCTTGGTGATCAAAGTCCTTAAGTGTATATTTTACCTTGTCTTTCCCTTCACTAGGAAGGGTCATTTCAAAGAATAGTTTACGGAGTATCAGCTTCCCTTGCTCATCATGGAACGGGGAATTCCTATAAAACTCAGGAAACTGAGGTCCGAGAGATTGGTTTTCTGTAACTG